CTGTTGGACTGGACCAAAGATCCGGAAGAATCTTTTGAACAGTTAATGGATGAAGAAATAAGAAACATACAAAACAAATACGATACTATTATATTGATGTGGAGTGGTGGAACAGACAGCCAGACAATCTATAATGTGTTAAAGAGAAACAATGTTCGTATTGATGAAATCATTGTTTTTCATGATGACAAGTTTGAACCACTTTCATATCCAAAGTTTGCCGCAAAATGGTTGGAAGAAAACCATACAGACACAAACACCAAAATCACATACAAAGATCGTTTCGATCCCGTGGCCAAATCAAGAGTGATAACGGATGAAAACTGGATTTTTGAAAATAGAGTAATGATTCCTAGATTTGCTCTTGGGCTTTACGATAATGTAATGTTGGATTACATCAAAGATAATTATGCAAACAAAAAATATTGTATAATAAATGGACATGAACAACCTGATGTGATACGAACAAACACCGGCTTTTATTCTAGACACAATTCAATATCATACAAATCATTGATGGGTTTTGAAAATGTGGAATGTTTCTTTACATTGCCTAAATTGGCTTTGAAACAATCACATATGATTAAAAAATTTTTGATAGAAAACAAATTAGAAACTGAAGGCAAACCTTTTAGATTCCAATCATCAGAAAATTACACCAGATGGGCAAAGTCCATTGGTAGACATGATGAAGTGAGACCTGGTGCCAGTTTCACACAAAAAGACTACGAAATAACTTTTGATAAATATATACTAACACCAGATAATATTGATGGTGCCTTAACGGCTGGTGTTGATGCACATTACAGAATACTACACGAAAAAGATTCTGAATTGATGCGTAATTTTAAAAAAGGCATACAAAATGTTTTAGCACAAAAAGATTTTTGTGAACATTTAATGAATGGAAGTCCTGTTAAAACCAATTCGGTTATTGGTAAACTTGCAGGTGAACGAATATACAGTAGGAATTTTTTCCTAGGAAATTAACCTCTTGCCATTCAAAGAGGTGTGTGATATAATACAATTTATGGTTGTATGAAGCAACTAGAAACGTGTTCAAGACGGGAGTTCGACTCTCCCCTGGTCCACCAGAAAGCATACTATGAAGATCGGTCAAGGACTGCCGGTAGGCTGCGTAATAGTAGATAGCCCCGACTGAAAAAGTGCAGATTTAGTATGCTTTCTAATGGGCCAGTCATGGTTTCGATTGGGCAAATAGTATAGAAGTGGACAACTCGACACAGATAGTCGTAAAAAGTAAATTAAGTAAACGCAAACGATGAAAAGTTCGCATTGGCAGCCTAAACGCTGACTAGGGTTCGGTGGGTTCCTCGTAACAGAATACCCACCACTTTGTTAAACTATCGGAGAAAATATGAAAATTAAAATGTTAGTTTTGGCAGGATTGTTTGTTGTAAGCTCAATTGCTAGCGCACAATCTGTAACTGTTGGTTATTCAATTCGTGATTTGGCAACAGGTCAACAAGAACACCAAAACAGTATGTCCATCAAAACCAAAAGTTTTGGTTCATTGACTGGTGATGTTGGTGTTTCTGCCGTTCAAAACGATAAAACATATGCTATTACCAATCGTTATGAAATCGGTGTGACACACAATCAACCATTGTTTGGAGGCCTTTCAGGTGATTTCCGTGTAGCACAAGGATGGAAAGCAAAATCTGGTTCCGACACAACCACATATTATGTTTTGGAACCTTCTGTTACCAGTAAAATCACTGGAACTCCAGTTTCTGTAAAAGTTGGATATCGTGTGCGTAACGCATGGGAATCAAATGTTGCAGATAATTCAAAGACCACTCGTTTGTCGGTTGGTTACGATTTGACCAGCAAAGATAGAGTTAGTTTTGGTCGTGACTGGCAGCGTGGTGATGGAGCATTGATCCAAACCACACTACAATACACCAGATCATTCTAATTGTATAGAGTTTTTAGGTGGTTCTCACAAAACCATCTCAATCAACAAAGGAAAACAATGCGAAGTAGACCTATACTTCTTATGTTATTTCTGTCCACAATTGTGTTGATGTTGAACGCAATCAATATTAACATACACAATAAATTTCCAATCAAAGCATCGTATCACTCACTCACAAAAGATGCACAAAAACAAGTGACTTGTTTGGCAGAAAACATTTATTTCGAGGCTGCACATGAACCTACACAAGGTAAAATGGCCGTGGCATTCGTGACAATCAACCGTGTTCAATCTGGAAACTATGCCAATAATATCTGTGATGTGGTATACCAAAAGACTGGTGGTACTTGCCAGTTTTCCTGGTATTGTGACAAAACATTTACCGACAGGCGCTTGACAGTTAAGAGCACTTCATTGTATAATGACATTCGTGAGTTAGCAACACACATGGTTGTCAACTATGAAAGAATCAAGGATGTAACAGATGGAGCAACCTACTACCACGCCGACTACGTTAGACCGGGTTGGAAATTGGACAAAGTTGACCAAATTGGCCGACATATTTTTTACAAACGCAAAGGTGACCAAATTGACCGAAACAAGGAGTTCTACTGATATGGATAATAAAACAAATTCCACAATCATTACAGTCATTGTATGTGTGATGATTATGTGTATGACAGGAATCGTTTCAGTATCTTTGAATTACATTAATGATCGTAACAACATGGCAAAAAACATTGAAGCTGCAATTGCCAAAGGTGTTGATCCTCTTGCCGTTAAGTGTGCGTATGAAACCAATCCTACCGCCACTTGTATTTCTTATGCTTTGAATGTGAAAAAATAATGCCTACTAAAAGTGAAATTCAGGAATTCAGCGAAACAATTATGATGTTGGCTGAAGAATCCCGAGAAAAGATTATGGATACAATCGTGGCTTATTGTGAAAAAAATGGACTGGAAGTTGATGTGGCATCCACACTTATTTCCAGTTCATTGAAAGCCAAGATTCGTGAAGAAGCACAAGAATTAAATCTATTGAAGAAAACCGCAAAACTTCCAGTATGACGTTTCAGTTTCAAGAGCGTAATGGTTATTCCGCTTTTGCTTTATATAATTCGTTGAAGCTTCACTTTAGTTCACCGTCTTATGATTACTTCAAATATCATGGCAAAACAAACATAAGTGAAAATTCATTCATGGTGAGGAAAGACAAATACTCTTTCTACAAACTGTCACGCAAGTATAATCTTGAAGAATTGAAAAACTTTTATATTTCCAATCTATTGGAAAAAGATATCAAATGGATCGGTGATATCATGGGGCCAGAAGGTGAAGAAACCTACAAGGCCTGGAAGAAACGTAACGAGAGCTTGACATACCGCTTCGAACAAGATATAATACTCTTATTCGATTCATCTGGCAATTTCCTTCATGTTGATAACGGATCACATCCATACCTGTTGACAATGATGATGCAAGGTGAAGTGATGGTTGAAACGGTGGCAATTCTCAATGATCTAATGGGTTTCTTTCCTATGTGGAAAAAGAAAATTGTTGACGATATCATTTGGCCAAACTGGCAATTGAAGATTGAGAAATATACACCATTTATTCATTATGATAAACAGAAACTGAAAAGTATTCTGAAAGAAAGTATACATGAGAATATCTAAGATTTATGTGGACATGGATGGTGTTCTGTGTGATTTTGAGAAACGATACAAGGAATTGTATGGTGCAATCACCGATGCAAACCGCAGAACCACATTCAAACCAAACTTTACAGACTTCATTGAATCTGGCCAGTTTGCAACACTTGATCCAATGGATGATTTTGCAACATTGAAATACTTTTTAGATTCAGTAAAAGTGCCTAAAGAGATTTTATCTTCTACGGCATACGAAGAAACTTATGATACCATTTCAAAACAAAAATTGCAATGGTTGAACAAATATGGCATTACTTGGAAACCCAACTTTGTTCCTGGCAAAAGGCACAAATACAAGTATGCTACTCCAGATTCTCTAATCATTGATGATACCTTGAGTGTCATTGAAGATTGGCGAAAAGCCGGTGGAATTGCCCTCTGGCACAACAATGCATTGTCTACCATTACACAAGTGAAAATGTATGTTTAACTTGGATAAATATACATATATGATGAATTATGCGACAATACATTTTAATACTCCGTAAATACTCCGCTTATACGAAAGGAAAATTATGAGCTCATTTGCATCTCTCAAAAAATCTTCAGGCAATCTGGAGAAACTCACTAAGGCCATCGAGCAACTCAACAGCTCATCAGAAGGTGGTAAATCCGATGACAAATTCTGGCGTCCAGAAGTAGACAAAGCTGGCAACGGCATGGCTACGATCCGTTTCTTACCTGCACCTCCTGCTGATGGTGATGATGGACTACCCTGGGTCAAGGTCTTTTCACATGGATTCCAAGGTCCTGGTGGTTGGTTGATTGACAATTGTTTGACTACAAAGAATCAACAATGTCCAGTTTGTGAACACAACAACCGTTTGTGGAACTCTGGCATCGAAGCCAACAAAGAAATCGTGCGTAAACAAAAACGCAAACTCAACTATATTGCAAACGTCTACATTGTCAGCGATCCAAAGCATCCTGAGAATGATGGTCAAGTCAAACTATTCAAGTTTGGTAAGAAAATCTTTGATAAGATTAATGAAGCAATGAATCCTGCTTTTGAAGATGAAACACCTATCAATCCATTTGATTTGTGGAAAGGTGCCAACTTCAAGTTGAAGATTCGTAAAGTTGATGGTTATCAAAACTATGACAAGAGTGAATTTGAATCTGCATCAGCTTTGTTTGATGATGATGAAGAACTTGAAAAGGTTTGGAAACAAGAACACTCATTGCAAGATTTGGTTTCCGATAAAGAATTCAAGTCTTATGATGACTTGAAGAGCCGTCTTGATAAAGTATTGGGTGCATCCGATACACCTAAGACAACTGTTGAACAAGCAAGAGCAAAACCTGCTGTTGCAAAAGTCGAAGATATCGCTTCAGATGATGATGACGATATGGCTTATTTCAGCAAGTTGGCTGAACAAGACTAAACTGGGAATCCTTTCTTCACAGTTTGACCCCGCCTAGTGCGGGGTTTTTTATTACACCAATCTGGTTGAACCCATAATCATTCGCATGAATGATGGTTCGTCATTGTGGACAGGAATGTCCTGTAGTGCGGCCAATTTTTGTTTTTGATTGGACTTATTCTGTATAAGATTATTGACAACAGTTTGTGCCTGTGTGTCTGGTTTCTTTGGTAAATTCACATCAGCATTTTCTGCCATTACAGTATTTAAAGCCGTTGATGATGTTGGCATCAAAGAAGATTTGTTTCGTTTACCAGTTTTTGGTCCAACAAATGCAGGTTTAGATGCTTCTTCTGGTGACAAATAATCCGATTTGTAGATATCGGTTGGCACTTCAGGCATTGGAACATCACTATCATTAATATTTAACTGAGAACGAACATCTTTTGGTGTTAATGTTTGTCCTTTTTCGGTCATCAAATTGGCTTGTGCAGAAACAGTATCGTATAAATCTTTTGGTGGAGCTTTACCTTTATCGTTTTCAAATAAGAATCTACCATCCTTATCAACACCACTAACAGTATAACCCTCAGGTTCAAGCAAAGCTGCCATTGTATTTTGTTTTTGTCTGATGGCTTCTTGTATTTGTTCACCTTTAGTTTGTTGACCGGCATTCATTATAGCCGAACCTAAAGCATTTGGATCACCAGCACCCAAAAATTCCTCTGTTTGTCTTTGTGCTCCAAGTTCTTCTGCTTTTGGTCCACCCAATTCACGAAGTTTTTTCTGTTCAAATAATTGTAGACCAATCAAAGCAGCACCCATTGCTGCAGCAATACCTGATGCAAGTAAGAATGGTCCTGTAAACACAGCACCAAGAGCTGATTTCAACCATTCCAATGGTTTGTTTATTAATTGACTCGCTGCAAGTTTTTCAATCCAGCCTTCCATTTTCTCTTTTAGTTTGTTTATCATATCAAACAAAGAATCAAATATTCCACCACCTTGGCCTTCTTGTTTTTTCACAGGTGTTGCAGTTTTCTTTCCAGACAACTTACTCAACGCAACAATAAATTCTTGATGGCGTCTTTGTGATTCAATTTCTTTTTCTTCTCTGAAGTTTTGTTCTTTTTCTTTTCGTTTTACATCTCGGTCATTCGATAATTTTAAGAAATCATAAATCTTCAATAATTGTTCATTGATACCTTCTATATCACCACCTTGGCCAGCCATAGGAGTGATTTTAGATGCTGTATTAGGTCCAATACGAACAGGTCTATTACGACCGGTAAAATATTCTATGTCACGAATATCACGGCCCATCATTCTACCAATCAAAGCAGGAGCAAGCTTAGAACCACCAGTCAAAAACTTGGCAACATTCAATGGATCAAATTTTTCTTTGATTCCTTTTATACTTGATTGTGTTTTTAGTGATATTGTTTTACCAACGGCTTTAGTAAATGATTTTTCATAAAGAAGTTGGTCGGCCAACAAATCACTTACTTTTGTGCCACGAATTCTTCTGGCTTTTTGGTATGTTAGATTCTGATCCATTATTCAGTTCTCTTTCTTTCAAAAGCGGATCTATCATCCACTTTACTTGAAGGTGTTTGTGATGTTTCAGAGTTATTCATTGTAATATTGTTTGTTGTTTGTGACATTGCACTTTGGTCATTCAATTCTTTTTTGATGCCATTGTTCTCTATTGTCATTTCTTGTATTTTATTATCTGGAATCACGGGTGTTGATAGATTCTTAATTCTATCGGCATCCAAAGCTGCACCAACTTCTTCAGGACTGTTGTGGGCTTTATTTCCACCAACACCAGAATAGTATGAGGTACCTTTTTTTATTGTTTTACCTTTGACCTCAATATCATAAGGAACACCAACGGAAGCAAATTCTTGCGCCAGTTCAAGTATGGCTGCATCTCTATCATTACTTGTTCCGTTTAGATATGCTTCAACCTTTTTTCTTTTCGATCCTATCAAACCTTTTGAAAATAACATATCTTGTGTTGGTGCGTCCAAATAAGTTGTTTTTGGATCAATTTTCATTTTCTTCACAAGATTTTCCATGGTGTCTGGAATGATTTGATAACGACCAACAGCAAATATTTTTTGTGGATCACCAGATTTCAATCTTCCTCTACGCAGATATTCTTCTATTGTCATTTTACTGAAATCAATGTTTTCATCCGCAGGAATCATTTTATTACCAACAGTTCCTTTGTTGTATGCATTGTATTCATTTCCACCAAATGATTTTCCAGAAGAACCTTTACTTTCATATTTTGCAATATTTGCAGCCAAAGATTCTTTTCCTGCCAATAGAGAACTTACGGCCACTCCAGTTATGACTTTTGCGGCTGTAGGTAATGAGGGTGCTGGTGCAGCAGGTGCAGGAGTTACTGTTGGTTTTGGTGCAGGCGCAGGAGTTGCTGTGGGTTTAGGTGGTTCAACCTTAGGTGCAGGCGCAGCAGGCTCAGTTTTCGCTGGTTCAACCTTTGGTGTAGTTTTAGATGTTTCTGCCTTTGGTGGTTCACCTGGTTTCTCAGGTAGTTTAGAAGGTTTTTCCTTCTTCTTTTCTTCCACCACTTTCTTTGGTCTTTTAACCGTCAAAGCCTTTAGTATTTCTTTGTGTCTTTTTTCCACCAAGCGTTCTTCGGCTTTATCGCTTTTTAAATTCTCTTTGTATTCTAGTTTTCTAAAATCTTCTCTCTGAACAATCATTTTATAAATGCCAGAAAGCAACTCGGTGCTTGAAGAATTTTCACCAATAGAATCCTTGGACTGGCCATTAAACAGTCCCATTATTTTACCAAAAATTCCTTTACTCTTTTCTGATACTTCAGGCATTTACTTTCTCATTCGCTCTTTTAGTTTTCTATTTTCTTCTTCAAGATACTGAATTAACAAAGTCACATAAACATCCCGTTCCCACGGTATCATATTTTCAAGTTCGGTTAGACTATACTTATGGTGTTGCATCAATCCAAAATTAGTCTTAAAGTAATTCTTTAAATCATCATAACAAATTAAAACACGAAAAAATTTTCTAGACCCTCAACTTCCATGTTGTGTATAAAACCACATTTAGAACAGGTCATGCCAATTTTTTTCTTCATCTTTGGCAAGTTCTCAAAAAACTTTTCAATCTTTTCAAACTGTGCTTGACTTAATTGTTCAATAAACTCTAACAATTCTTCTTTGGTTGTTTCTTTTGCATAGTAGAATTGTTCACCATCATAAATGTATTCAATGGAACTGGCAATCATATTGAATGTTACATCAGTAATATTATCCACATTTACAGAATCTCTTACGATACCAAATTTTGGATATCTCATTTTCACAATAATCTTATCGGTAATCTGTATCTCAGGATCAATCTTTTCTTCCCACTCTGGCTTGATTGTGGTAAGATCAATCTTGGTTTCCATGATGTTGCCACATTCTTTGCCATTCATGTCATTGTTACACTTGTATTTTGATTCTACAATTTCACCTACGGATTTCGCACGGAGGTTGATGAAGTAATATTCAACATCAAGTATCGGCACATCGTCCATATCAATTCCTGGTGTCAAGGTGCATACATTTAGTATCTCTCTGACATTGTATTGAATGGTCTCTGCATCACCAGATTCCATTGCCATCATCAGGTTTTTTTGTTCTTTGACCAGAAATGGTCTGTATTTGATTTTCTTTCCAGAAAGTGGCAATTCAAGTTCATATGTTGGCACTTCAAGTTTAGGTAAAGCCATAATATCTCCTCAGTTTAAATAACGAATGTTCTATTGAACCATCTTGTATAAGCAAAAGTTACAGTTAATTTGTGATAACCATCAGTAGACCAATCTAAGTCCATCTGATTCGTAGAAATTGGATAACATTCAAAGAAGTCAACCGCATAAGTCAATTTATTTTGTGTATCATATTGATTTACCGTCAAAAAAGTTGCATAATCGGCTTTATATTTGAAGTTATTTGTAAATGCTGGATTAATGTATTCCAACCAGGTATCAAATATTCTTTTCTGATTCATTTCAGAATCAACAATAAAGGTCAAATCCAAATCACTATATGTTGTCAAATATGGAAACTTTTCAA